TGTGGGCGTCTGCCAAACCAAAGAGAAGGGCTAGACTATGAGTGGTGTTAGCAATCCGTATGAGTATCAGTATGAACACGTTGCCGCGTCACAGACGGCGCACGTTCTTGGCGGGACGGGAGCGGTGGGCGACTATCTGCATCGTTTGATCTGCACGGTCAGCACGGCGGCGACAAGCGTTGTAACGATCTTGGACGGTTCGACTTCGCATATAGTCTTGCCGAATGCTGTTGGCGGGGGCATTGGCGTTTACAACATTGAAGTAAATGCGGCGTCCAAAACCGGCGCATGGAAAGTCACGACTGGCGCTGGCGTTGAAGTTCTGGCCGTGGGTATCTTCAGTGCGTAAGGCTGGATTGTACGCCAACATTTTGGCGAAGCAGGAACGGATCAAAGCCGGGTCTGGCGAGAAGATGCGTAAGCCGGGCGAGCCAGGTGCGCCGACTGCCAAGGCGTTCAAGGAGTCTGCCAAGACTGCCAAGGACGTTAAGAAAGACAGCAAATGACCGCAGCATGGACGCGCAGCGAAGGTAAGAATCCTAAAGGCGGTTTAAACGCCAAGGGACGCGCGTCCTACAAGGCTGAGACTGGCGGGACGCTAAAGCCCCCGGTCAAGGCTGGCGACAATCCACGCCGCGCGTCATTCCTTGCCCGGATGGGCGGTATGCCGGGTCCGATGGAGAAGGATGGCAAGCCTACCCGCTTGGCGCTGGCATTACGAGCCTGGGGTGCGTCCAGCAAAGAAGACGCCAAGTCCAAAGCCGCAGCAATTTCTAGTCGTAACAAATAAGGAAACACAATGGCTATCGACCCACAGCGCCTAGCGGAAATCATGCAACGTATGCAGTTGGCCCAGCCCAATGGCCCCGCGCCTGACGGCGCTCAAATGGGCGGTGCGCCTATGCCCCCGCCTGACATGGCTCCAATGGGCGGCCCGCCGATGGGTGACCCGATGGGCGCTCCGCAGGGCGTCCCCATGCAGATCAACGGCACAATGACGCCGCAGCCAATGGGCGGCCCGCCTCCTGGCATGGCTCCGCGTCCCATGATGCCGCCCGGTGGTATGCCGCCGCGTTAAGGAATTAGGTCATGGCAGATACACGCAAAGATGTTTTGCAGACGCAGTTTGACTCCTTGCGTCCTGATGGCACGACAAAAGGCGAAGGCTTTTTTGGTAAACTTGCTAGGCCCGACGGGCTTGTAAGCACGGAAATTAGCATAGGCGTACCCATTGACGGAAAAGAAACTCTTATTCCGTCTATGGTGCCTACACTAAACAAAGCGGAACTAGATGAGCTTCTATCCTTACCCGAAGGCAAAATACCGTCTTTGGCAATTAGGCAAAAGGCCCAAGCCCATGCAGAAGAACGCATGAAAAAGGGATTGCCGTTTTTTGCCTCTACTGACGAAGAAGGTCAGTCCACAGTTCCGAAAGAGTAGGGTTAGTCATGGCATTGGAAAAAGTCGATTCGACTGTCCAGAGACTTCTTAGCAATATTCATACTTACAACAATGAATATAAGAAGTGGGAAGCGCGTACTACGAAGATCATTCGCCGTTACCGCGATGACCAAGGTACTAGCTCTGGCATGAACGAAGCCGCGCGGTTTAACATCCTATGGTCCAATGTCAGCACGTTGGTTCCGGCTGTGTATGCCAAGCTGCCCAAGGCCGATGTCTCACGGCGGTTCGGCGATAACGACCCCGTGGGCCGTGTTGCGTCCTTGCTGATCGAACGCGCCCTTGATTATGAGATTGAGCATTACCCTGATTTCCGTTCGTCTATGCGTCATGCTGTAGAAGATCGTTTTCTTGGCGGGCGCGGCGTGTCGTGGGTGCGCTATGACCCGCATATTAAGCAGCAGGACGTTCCCGAAGATGGCTACCAAATCACCGAAGACATTGAAGAAGGCGAGTCCAGCGGCGCGGAAGGCGACATCCTCAACCAAACAGCCGGAAACGATGGCCCCCCTGAAGAAATTGACTATGAGTGCGCCCCCACCGATTACGTTCATTGGAAGGATTTCGGCCATTCTTGCGCTCGTACTTGGGAGGAAGTAACCCAAGTCTGGCGCTGGGTGTATATGTCCAAGGATGCTGTGGCGGAACGCTTTGGCAAAAAGGTTGCCAAGAAGATTTCGTTTAACAGCAGCCCAGACAGCCTGTCCAAATACGGCCAATCATCTAAGAATAACGACAAGGCCAAAGTCTGCGAACTGTGGGACAAGGAAACCGCTAAGGTTTACTGGCTCATGGATGACTATGTTGAACTGCTGGACGAGCGCGACGACCCGCTAGACTTGGAAGGGTTCTTCCCATGCCCCAAGCCGCTGTACGCGACCACGACCAGCGATAGCCTTATCCCAGTGCCTGACTTCATCCTGTATCAGGATCAGGCCAATGAACTCGATATCCTGACTGACCGCATTGACGGTCTGGTCAAATCCCTGCGCGTCCGTGGTGTGTATGATGCTTCGCAGCCAGCACTACAGCGTTTATTGACAGAAGGGGACAACAATACGTTGATCCCCGTCGATAAATGGATGGCCTTCAGCGAGAAGGGCGGCCTGAAGGGTTCTATCGACCTTCTGCCCATCGAGACGTTGGCCTCCGCGCTCATTAATTGTTATCAGGCACAGGCCAACATTAAGGGGCAAATCTATGAAATTACGGGCATTTCAGACATTCTGCGCGGCGCTGGCGCGGCTTCTGAATCGGCCACGGCCCAACAGCTTAAAGGGCAATATGCAGGGCTGCGACTGCGAGCTATGCAGGAAAGCGTTGCTCTATTTGCCAGCGAACTACTGAGGCTAAAGGCGCAGATCATCTGCACCAAGTTCCAACCTGAAACTATCCTGCGTCTAGCTGCGGCTGAGCAAATGTCCCCTGCCGATCAGCAGATGATCCCCCAAGCCCTGCAACTGATGCAGGATAGTCCACTTCGTTCGTTCCGTATTCAGGTCGCCGCTGACAGTCTGGTCCAGCTTGACGAGAACCAGAACAAGCAAGACCGCATGGAGTTTATGAATGCGTTCAGCAACTTCCTGCGGGAAGCTGTCCCGGCTGGTCAGGCATCGCCTGAGATGGTGCCGATGCTGATGGACATGATGAAGTTCGGCCTTGGCGGGTTTAAACAGGGCGCTATTATGGAAGGGTCGATTGACGCGGCTTTGCAGAAGATGATCGCATCTAATGCCCAGAAGGCCCAGAACCCGCAGCCCAATCCTGAGATGCTCAAGGCGCAAGCGGCTGAGAAGACGGCCCAGATGAAGATGCAGGCCGATACGCAAGGCCAGCAGGCGCGCGCCCAGGCTGACATGCAGATTGAGCAGATGAAGTTGCAAATGGAATCTCAGCTTGAAGGCCAGCGTCAGCAGCACGAAGCCCAGCTTAAGATGCAAGAGCTTGCGGCCAAGGAGCAATTTGACCGCTGGAAGACGGAACTGGACGCGGCCACCAAGATCATGGTTGCCCGCATTGGTGCCAACCCCGGCATGGACCTGCCCATGATCGAAGCCCAACAGGCGGCGTCTGAGACGATTACTAAGGAGCTTGGCGATAACGTCCGCATGGCCATGGACCAGATGACCAACGCCCAGAACAACATGGCCAATATGCACGGTGAGTCCATGCAGAGGCTTCAGGATGTCCTGCGGGCTGCTAGTGCGCCCAAGCGTATCGTGCGAGGCCCTGACGGCAGGGCGATGGGCGTCGAGCCTGTACCGCCAGAATTACCGGGGATGATGCAGTGATTACGACAACCAAAGGCAACATGGACGAAGCGTTGCTCGACAAGCGCGAAGGCCAGTTTGAAGACGACAATGAATCAACTACTTGGGTTGAATACTGGGATGGCGATGAAATGGTCCACCGCTCGGTCCATGTCCATCTGAAGAAACCCATGATTTCCACATCTGAAATTGGAGGCTTTTCGTGAGCAACACACAAGCAATGGCAACGTCCTTTAAGGGCGAAATCCTGTCTGGCATCCACGCCCTTGGCACGACTGTCATCCGGGCCGGCACCGGGGCTGACACTCTTAAGGCCGCGCTGTACCTAGCCTCGGCCACAATCAACGCGGCCACCACGGCCTACACTGTGACTGGCGAAGTGTCTGGGACTGGCTACTCGGCGGGCGGCGTCACTGTCACCAATGCCAACCCACCCACAACCAGCGGCACGACTGGCTATTGGACGCCTTCAGCCAGCCTGACCTACACGACTGTCACGCTGACCACGGCCTTTGATTGCGTCCTGATTTACAACTCGACCCAGAGCAACAAGGCTATTTCGGCCCATACCTTTGGCTCGCAGACTGTGACTGCCGGGACATTCACGCTGACCATGCCGACCAGTGACGCGACGAACGCCCTTATCCGCATTGCTTAACTCCTATGGCGCAGGGTCCATGGGACACAGGCACATGGGATAGCGCCCTTTGGGATAGCCTCCCAATTACGGGCAACGCTGCTACGGGATCACCCGGCAGCGTAGGCGTAGGTGCGCGTACCGTTGCCCTGACAGGCGTACAGGCCACTGGGGCGGTAGGGACACAAACCCCGTCCGAAGACACCGCCCT